ATCAAGCTCCTGCGCTGGTGGGAGCACCGAACCGCCCCGGACGACAACGCGAACTGGGGAGTGCCGCTGTACAGCGTGCCCGACCCGGACGACGAACCCACCATCCCACTCGATGAAGAGGATACCAGCATCTAATGGCAGGTCCTAAGAGATCTTCCCTCCTGTCTGAACTAAGCGATGAGCAGGTTTGGTGCCACGCATTTGGACACAACTGGGACGATCCGCCCGTCACCGAAGTCACGATGATGGTCGGCAAGACGCGGCAACAGCGACAGGATCACCGCTGCGACAACGGCTGCGGTTGCACCAAAGGCCACTACATCGACCCGGCCTCGGGCCAGCGCTGGGGTTGGAAGCGTGGCGCCTCTGACTGGTACGGCATCGACGGCGGCTACGACCGCGCGGACTTTGTAGCCGAATGGTTTAGGCGCGTCGCGGCCGGTGGTCACAAGCCGGTACCGCTACCCTATCACAAGAAAGGCAGGCGCAAGGCGTAATGGACCCCACCAACGCGGAAGTCGCGATCACCTACGACCGCATCGCAGTCAACTGCATCGAGTGCGGCGAGGAGATCAACTCCTACGAGCCNGGCCAACCGGTCGAGTTCGAGCAGATCGAGCTGGACATCGCCAACGCCGACCACGAGCACGAGGAGGACNACCCGGAAGAGGCCGCAGACGGGGGACCGGGATGACCGAGGATGAGAACGTCCGGCTCCACGCCGAGCTGGCCTGGGAGACCATCAACGAACTAGCCCGCGAGCAAACGGCGATGGGCGTGGTGCACGCCTACATGCATGTCGCGGGCCAGGCCGTCGAGGCTGCGCTCAACACCATCGACAACGAGCTGATCGCCGAGGGTTCGCCGAACGATGCGGCCAGCGTGCTGGCCTACTATTGGAACGAGTTCGCCCGAGCCATCATGCCATTCCACCTGGCCCAGCCGTGCGAGCATGATCACACCATGATCACTCTGCCACCCTGCAAATGCCGGGGCGAGGATTGCTTCGAGAAGGCGCATCCGGAGTTGAAGCCGCAGAGGAAGTGTCGCCGTGCCCCTGACTGACGAACAGCTGGCCGAATCCATCGTGCTCGACTTGATCGAGCTGCTCAAGGACCGCAAGGGGTTCGATGCCTGGTGGCACGACATCGACGAGGAGATTAAGGAGGATATTAGGCTAGCCCTGAACGACCGAACGCAGTACTGGATAGAGGAGGCACGAGTGTGACTGAAAACGACGGCAATGCTACGGAGATCACGCATCCCCTGGGCATTCGCGCGGCCGGTGCAGCGGTCGGGTTCGCTGGGCAGGAGCTGATGGCTCTCTGCCTGGAGATCGACCGAGAGCTNAGCCGTGTGAAGATGCGNCACGGNACAACCCCCCGNGCCATCTCCTACGCTCCCCTCGTCGGGAAATACGTTCGAATGTGGCGACAGGCGACCGTCGAGGAGCANGACGTCACCGAACAGCACGAGATCGGCATGGAGTGTGTCGTCGTCTGCGTGACCGACCAACCGGGCGGGATCGTCGACGTCTACTCCGACTACGGCGAGGTGTGGTCGATTACCCCCGACGACGCGCCTTACTGGCACTTTAGCGTCTGGCCTGACGAGGAGACGCGGCTCAAGATGAGAGGTAAGGTGTAGGACCGATGGCCTTCGACGTGCACGGCTGGCAGAGTGCGGGCTACTTCTTCAAGGGCAGGCACCGGTTCCGTATGTGGATCCCGACGCCCGGCCCGGGTGAGGACGTGGTCGAGGAGTGGGGGATCGTAATCAGCGAACGGGTTTCGCCCGCGCGGACCGTACAGATCCTGAACTCGCTGCCGCTGCACCTGCCATCACGTCGGAGGCAATCGGGGTGACCCAGGTCATACCAGGTTGGGGTTGCGCGGGGTACCCCAGCCTGGTATACTGGAAGTACAACCAAACGGGGAGAGTGCAATGGACAGCAAGGTCACGTACGGAGTCAAGATCCTCCGCAATGGCGAGGTGGTCGACAACGCCGACACCGCGCAGTCCGTCCTGATCAACGTGCACGGCGGTGGCAACGTCGTCAAGTTTCTGGAGGGCGTGACCCGCTGGGACGTCACCCTGCCGACTCGGGTGATGAACCGGATCGAGCGCGTGGGCCTGCAGAAGGCCATCAACAAGGCCGTCGGCCAGGATGCGGTGGTGTGGTCGTGAGGAAGAACATCACGCTCGTACCGGTCACCCGACCGATGCACGGCAAGTGCCGAATCGGCAACCCTACGACAGGCACCTGCGACAAACCCGTCGCGGGTGAGATCTGGTGGGACGGCGAGGACTACTGCGACTGGGCATGTGCAGATCACCTGTTCCTGCTCTCGCAGACCGCGCCGAACCACCGGTACACCAGATGGGTGAGCAACTGATGAAGCGACCGGTAGTCGTCACACTCACGATCGTCGACGCGGACACGCTGGGCGAGATCGGCCGTGCGGTGGCCTCGTTCCCGCTGCGGGACGACCTGCTCACGTCATTCGATCCAGACAAGGATCAGGATCGGTGGGTCGAGCGGGTCGGGGTCATCGCTACCGACGCCTACCGCAACGCGTTTGGTCCACGGTGATGAACGCGGCGGCCTGGCTCGGGGTGTTTGGCCTGATATTCTCACTGGTGCTGGTGGTCGACGCGATGGTGGGCGCATGATTCTGGTATTTGCACCGACCTACACCTGGGCCAAGAGCTGGGCCGAGGAGAACGAGCTTCGGGTCTGGGAATGGCGCTGGGTAACCAGAGTGGACGACGTCCGGGGTTACGCGCGCCCAGCCCAGTTCGTGATCATGGGTGACAAAGACTTCACCGAGGGCCAGTACGAAGCGTTGCAGCACTTGCGCGCTATGGACGCGCTGTTACCCGAGGACTAGCCTCTTCGAATACCCTTTTTGAAGGATCGCGCGCCCGGCCTGGCCGGGGGTCTTGTGCCGCTGCCAAATCGCCTGCTAGAATGGGCGGCGTGAGTACGTATCCGGATCCTAGCGANCCGAGNGGAACGATNGAGCGNATNGCGCAGGTNGATGCCGAGAAGGAGGCNCTNGAACTTCGGCTCAAGCACTGGTCCATTGCCGACATCGCCGAGATCCAGCACTGCTCTATCCCCACCGTGCGCTCACGCATCGAGCGTGCGATCCAGGACCGNATCCCCGAGGAGACCCGGGTAGCAATCCGCAAGATGGAGGGCGATCGCCTCGATCGGCTGGAGAAGTTCCAGTGGCTGATCATCGAGTCGGGCGCGACCACCCTCGCCGAGAAGCAAGACGCCGTTGCCACGATGCTCCGCATCAAGGAACGGCGCGCACGCATGTTCGGGCTGGACATGCCAGTGAAGCTGGACGTCAAGTACAGCGACACCATGGACCAGGAGATCGAAGCTTTGATGATGCAGCTCGCTCCCCCGCTGGGTAGCGAGGCGGATACAACGATCGACGAATGAGTGGACCGGCGTTCACCGACTGGACCCAGGGCTACGGCCCCGGGGGCGGTCGATGGCGCGGTTGGGACTCTGAACGGAAGGCGGCTTTGAGAGACCGTCTGGAGGAGGAGATCGAGCGTCGCCGCATCATGTGGCGCTGCGATCGGCCCTTCTGTGACGGCAAGCCGCACGATGAGTGGGTAGCCCCCCACGCACGATGGAACCAGCTACCCCCGCCCGACATGCCGAGGGTAGTTAGGGATCCCCGCAAGGCCGCTCCGGTCACGGTAGACGTGCCGTGGCTGGAGTGGCTCATTATGGCGGGGCGCGGTTGGGGCAAGACCCGGACCGGGGCGCAGTTCGTTAAAGAACGGAATATGCAAATCGGTCGGGGTCACCGCGCCGCGTTAATAGGCCGCACGGCGGCTGACGTACGAGATGTGATGATAGAGGGCGAGTCCGGTTTGCTGAGCGTGTATCGGCGCTCCGAGCGACCGGACTACCAACCCTCCAAACGACGCGTCGTCTTCGATAACGGAGGCGTCGCGTTTGCTTATTCGTCGGATGAGCCCGACCAGCTGCGCGGTCCGCAGCACCACACGGGCTGGGTCGACGAGCTGGCGACATTCGCCAACCTAGATAAAGTGATTACCAACTATCGACTCGGCATGCGGCTGGGCAAGTCCCCTCGGGTCGCCGTTACGACGACTCCCCGGCCGCGTGCCGAGATCCGCCAATTGAGATTCTCTCCCACCACGGTCATGACCAGTGGGACCACCTACGAGAACCTGCACAACCTAGCCCCCGTCTTCGCCGAGCAGGTCCTGGGCAAGTACCAGGATACGCGCCTGGGTCGACAGGAGCTGATGGGCGAGTACCTCGAAGATGTTGAGGGCGCGCTCTGGACTCTGGACTTGATCGACGAGCACAGAGCAGACATGGAGCGCGTCTCCCCCTTCCTCAGGCGTATGGAGGTCGTGGTCGCCATCGATCCGGCCGTGACATACGGTGGGGACGAGACCGGCATCATCGTCTGTGGTAAGCTAGAAGAAGAAGGCTTTGTGCTGGCTGATCTTAGCGGCCACTACACTCCCCATGACTGGGCTCGAACCGCCATTCAGGCGGCTCTAGCGTGGGGAGCGGGTTATATCGTCGCCGAAGTCAACAACGGCGGCGAGATGGTGAAAGCAACACTAGAGTCAGAGCGTCTGCCGAGAGGTGTGAGATACAGACCCGTCACCGCAAGCCGAGGTAAGAGACTGCGTGCCGAACCAATCAGCACGTTGTACGAACGCGGACTTTGCCATCACGTAGGCATTCATCCGCAGCTCGAAGACCAGATGACCACCTGGACTTCCGAGGATCGTCTCTCCCCCGATCGGCTTGACGCGCTGGTGTGGGCCATGACTCACCTATTCTTCCGGAGGCGCGGAATGGCGGACGTCGCGTAATGAGCTCCCCGAACGAGCCCAGGGGAGGCCGGATCGGCGCGATTATACGTGTTGCTTTCTCGACGGCAGACCGAGTTAGTAGGGCGTTGTCGCGTCGGTCCGTGCCACCGGGCATGGATGACGGGTTCGCCGTTGGAGTCGTGAGTCACGTCGGGCCGGAGGGCCTGCACGTAACCATGGGTCCGGACGGCCTGTATCAATGGCGTGCCGACCTGGGCTCGGGTTGGCGAAACAGTGCAGTGGCCTATCGCTGCATTATCGCTATCGCGACGAACGCTGCAACGACCCCTTTGGAGGTCTTGAACCAGGACGGCGAGGCCATCCCCGATGAAGTGGCCTTCCTGTGGAATCACGCTCCCAACGACTATATGTCGGCACGGGTACTGCGCGAGATCTGCTGGTTGCGTCTGGAGGTCTCAGGGCAGTCGTTCGTGTTCATGGACCGGGGCGAGACCGGCCAGGGTCCGGTACAAAGCTTGCACGTGCTGGACTCTGGCTGGTCCGTCCAACCCATCATTGACGACACCGGACCGGGGGGTATTGGTGTCCTCACTGGATATCGACTTAATTCGTCTAGCGGCAAAACCGGGGTACTCCTGCCAGAAGAGATGCTGTGGTTGCGCTACCCCGATCCGGACGACGTATGGGGATGTCTTGCTCCCCTACGAGCAGCGACCTTCGCGATTGATCTGGATGACTATACCCGTCGTTACCAAACCTCGGTCATGCGTCGAAACGGGACCCCCGCTGGCGTGGTCTACCTTGGCGACGTCGATGAGGACACTCATAAGCAGGTATCTTCTGAGCTGCGAGCACGACACGAATCGCCGGAGACCGCCGGTCGACACCTTGTCCTGAGCGGTCCGGTACAAGCTAAGTACGAGCGAATCACCCTCACTCCAGCCGAAGTTGGCTATCTGGATACCCGCGTGCGGAGTGCGGAAGAGATCATGCTCGCCTTCGGAATCCCCCGCGATTACCTGATGGGCGGCACGACCTACGAGAACCGCGACGCGGCTCGGGCCACTCTGTGGAGCGACACCATCCTCCCCAAGCTCCAGACGGTCGCGAGCGAGATCGACCTCCAGACCCAACCCGATCCTCGATTCACCGCGCATTTCGATGTGTCGGAAGTCGAGGCCCTGCAAGAGAATATGGACTCACGGGTTAGTCGGACCGTGAGTCTGGTCGAGTGCGACGTCCTCACGATCGACGAGGCGCGTGCCGATCTCGGTAGAGATCCGCTGCCTGACGGCTCCGGGGTGGTCACGCTGACACCTTATCGACAGCGGCTCTCTCAAACAACGCGGCTGGTACCCCCGAACGGCCGACCGCTGGAGATTGAGGGCTCTTTATCGTGAGTAAGCTTACGATACTTGGGCCGCTAGGCGACACCACAACTGCCGTGGTAATGCGAGGCGGCCCAATCGATGGTCAAACCGGAGAACACCGAGGTAGTCTGCCACAATACCTCGACATCAAGCTGGGCCGCTATGGTACGTGGAGATACCTGCTAACGCGCGAAACCACGATGGTCACCGATTATATCCCGGGCTCACTCAAAGAACGTACACGCGAAGGCGTTGTGTACGTTTGGAATGAGAGAGACCCGGATGGAAATCGAATCTGACTTTCATCGCACAGTAGCGTTCTCCGATCTCGACGTCCGCTGGGACGACGGTGAAGGCAGCGACCCGCACTTCCGAGGCTGGGCCTGTCGACACGACACAATCGACGCTTACGGCACCGAGTTCGCGGCTGGCTGCTGGTCGGCCGGTGGACTCGACGGTGAGCCGTACGCTCTGTGCTGGATGCATGATCCACGTCAGCCGGTCGGCATCTTCCGTGCCAGTGACCGCGCCGAGGGGCTCTGGATCGAAGGGTGGTGGGACGACACCCGAGACGGTAGGGACGCTCGAACCCGTGCTAAGTCGCGCACGGCCCCCGAGTTGAGCGTCGGATTCCGATCGGCCATCTTCGACGAGGAGAAGGCCAACCGCATTATCGCAGTCAAGCTAGTTGAAGTCAGCCAGATCGTCGCCCGGATGGCGGCGGTGCCTGGGTCGCACATGACAAGCGCGCGTCAAACTCCGTCTGCCACAGACGCGCGTCGGATCGCGAGAGCGCGACTCCGATTGAAGTCAATCTAATCCGAAAGGGCAGAAATGCTCCCCGTGGCAGACAGGCCCACCTGGGCTCAGATCAAGTATGCCCGTGCTCGGGCATTCGGCGCGACCGACGTCCGCGACCGGACAGGCGTTGCCGATCCTCCGACCGACTACACCCAGTTCACTGACGCCGAGCTGCGGGTTGCCCGCGACGAAGTACTCGGCATCCTCGACTCCGACGACGCGACCGAGGAGCACGCCACTCGGGCCGACCACATCGCGTCCGAGCTGGAGCGACGCAACCAGATCACCCAGGCGACCAACGAGCGCAGGCGTCGCCTGCAGAGCCTCGAAGTTGTCGAGCGGTGGCGCCCGACTGCGGGCGACCCCAACGCGCCTCACCCGAGTGAGCGCGGTCAGCGACGGCCCGAAGATGCACCCCCCGCTCCGGTGCTTACCGTGCCCGAGAACTGGCGCGAGCAGCTCGCCGAGGGCGTCACCAACTACCGCGCACGCGGCATGGTGGGGTCGGCCGAGATCCTCTCGCTGCCGAACGCGACCGACCTGCGCACCCTGGTCACGACCACGACCAACCCGCCGCAGAACGCGCGGCGACCCGGAATCTGGCTTGCTCCGCAAGCACCGCTGGTTGTAGCCGATCTCTTCGACCAGCAGGTCGCCACGTCGAACGTGATCGAGTGGGTCGTGGAGTCCGGCTTCACGAACGCCGCGACCGAGGTGGCGGAGGGTCAGGCCAAGCCTGAGGCCGCGATCACCTTCACGGTCACCAGCTCGACCCTGGCCACGATCGCGCACTGGATCCCCATCACTCGGCAGGCGGCCGAGGACGACTCCCAGCTCACGGGCTACCTCCAGGGTCGCCTGTCGTGGGGCGTCGAGAAGCGGATCGACACGCAGTGCCTCGTCGGCAATGGTACCGCGCCGAACATGCGCGGCATCCTCAACGTGTCGGGCATCCAGACCCAGGCCGTCTCGACGGACGGGATGCTGGTCGCGGTCCGCAAGGCGATCACCAAGCTCCAGATCGCCAACTACACGCCGTCCGGCGTGGTGATGCACCCGACCGACTGGGAGGGTATCGAGCTGACGCGCGACGCCACGACCGGTCAGTTCCTCTTCACCCGGGATCCGGCGTCGCTCAGCGCGCCTCGGGTCTGGGGTCTCCCGGTCGTGCCGACCACCTCGATCACTGTGGGCACCGCGCTCGTCGGCGCCTACCACGAAGGCGCCACGCTTTGGCGCAAGCCGGGCGTCCGCATCCTGATGTCGGACAGCCACGACGTGAACTTCACGAAGAACATCCTGGTCCTGCTCGCAGAGACCCGGTGCCAGCTGGCGGTCTACGCACCGCCTGCGTTCGTTAAGGTGTCGTAATGACCGGACCAATCTTCATGTGCGTCAAGTGCGCTAAGATGCCGGTGGCAGATCGACCCGCCAACACCGACGGCATCATCATGATCGACGGTAATCTCCTGTGCGTCACGCACCGGGACCTCCACCAGAACGCCGTCCAGAAGGGCGGTACGCCCGGAGGGGGCGGCAGCGGTGCCCGGTAAGAAGTACCGGTCACTCAAGCACCCCAGGGTGTACGAGGCCCTACGCGCCCAAGGCATGTCTAAGAAGAAGGCTGCACGAATCTCGAACGCGGCCTCAGCCAGGCACGGGCGCGGAAGGACCAAAAAGCGATGAGGAGACGTGATCAAATGTCCGAGCCCACACCTCCGGCCAACGGCAACAGCAACAGCAACCTGGTCTGCACGGCCTGCTACCTGCAGTCGTCCGGCGGCAAGATGTCCGAAGCCAAGGCCGTGTGCAAGGGCTTCAGCCTGTGCCTCGACCACCTCAACCAGGTGCACGACGCGCTCGACGACCTGCCGGACGTCCAGCCGCTGCCCAGCTGATGTGCGGCGAGGATCGCGCCCCGATCCCGCCGAAGAGATATCGGGGGCCAGAAGATGACGACACCAAACCCGAGCCCGGAGCCAGACCCGACGCTGACGCCGTACGCGACCCAGCAACAGGCGATGGACGCGGGAGCGACGGGGACCCCGGAGGAGATCGATGCAGCGCTCCTGTCCGCCCGCGTCGTTATCGACCGGTACACTAGGCACGTCTGGGCACCGACCCAGATTGCGTTCCGCGTGGTCACTGATGACACGGGGACCGCGCGCCTACCGATGCTCTGCTACGGCGTGGACACCGGGATCCTTGACGACGATGGTCACACCTGGATGCCTGACGGCTGGTGGATCATGGCCGGACAGGAGTGGGTCGTTGTCGCTGATGCTGGCACTCGTAACACTCCGGTGCCAATCGCGAGGGCCTGTGCTCGACTGGCTGCGGTCTATTCTCCCGAGCCGTTCACGGCGCAGGCCGACGCTGAGGGTAATCCGATCGGGCGACCCCCCGCCACGACCGAGGCAGATCAGACCGACCCTGGGCCACCGCAAATCCGATCCGGGCAACCGGGGGACCGAACAACAGGAGACGCCGTAGTCGACGCCTGGCTAGAACCCTTCAAGATGAATCGAGTGATGGTGTCATGATCCGTGCGATGATGCTCGTGATCGGCCTACTACTAGCCGCGTTAGTGGGGGCGAGTTCGCCTGCCAATGCCGTTGGCTGCCCGACTGGTTGGGGGTCGCTGCCCAAGGCCAGCGCCTCGACCGCCATCTCGGGCGATCTGGTCGGAGTGAGGGCCGGGGTACAACCCTGCTTCGACCGGCTGGTCCTCGACATCCGGGGTCCGGTTCCCGGCTTCCGGGTCGAGTACAAGAGCGTCATCACCGAAGATCCATCCGGACGCGTCCTAAATGTGCCAGGAGGCGCTCGGCTTTCCGTGGTTGTGTTCGCCCACGGAGAGGTGCGGCCTGCCCTGCCATCGGTGTCGGGATTCCCCGTGTTCCGCTCGGTGGTATGGGCAGGCTCCTTCGAAGGCGTGACCTCGCTGGGTCTCGGGGTGCGTGCGCGCCTCCCGTTCCGCGTGTTTACGCTCACTAACCCGACTAGGGTTGTCGTCGACGTAGCGAGGAGCTGGAACCCCTAATGGCCCGATTTACTGAGCGTCGCCAGGAGCGGCGCGAGGAGAAGACCACCCAGTCCGAGCCCGTGCAGGTGGACAGCGACGTGGACGTCGACGTCGAACACGACTCGCATGGGCACACTCACACCGACACCGACCGTGACGTGTCGGTGGAGCGCAGCACCGAGATCGATTGGACCATCGACACGGGCGGCGAATCGCCGCATCCGACCCGCGTTTCGAGCGAGGGATACACGCTGCCCTGGCAGCAGCCCGAGTCCAGCTGATGCCCGCGCACATCGCGTGGGAGAACGAGGCCCAGTGGCGCGACGCGGTAGTACGAGCGTTGGATGACTGGGATTCCGGGCTGCGGGCGAACATGGGGCGGCTAGCCGAACTCGCCGAGCGCGAGGCCAAGGCACGCTGTCCGGTCGACACCGGACGGCTGCGAAACGGGGTGCAGACCGACCTGGATACCGGGGAGGCGCATTCCGACGTACAGATGGTTCTGTTCGATGATGTGCCGTATGCACCGTTTGTGGAGTTTGGCACGCGATTTATGCGGGCTCAGCCGTTCCTACGTCCGGGGTTGGCTGCGGCACAGGCGCATTACGAGAGAGAAATGATCCAGGGCTTGAGATGAAAGATGTGTTCGGGATCCTCCTATTCGGTGGGATGATTCTGTACTGCATCTGGTACGCGAGATGGGGGCCGTATTAATGGCACCGAACGTGACACTAGCCGGGGCGATCAAGAGCGTGATCGAGTCGCTCGGCCTCGGCGTGTCCGCGTACCGCGACATGGCTCCACCCAAGGCGGTGTTGCCCTTCTGTGTGATCACCGAAGGGGTAGCCTGGAACGTGGTTCCGATGGGCGACACCGACGTAAGCAGTGAACTGACGATCCGTGAGCAGGTCCAGGTAGACATCTACCAGGGGCTGCGCGCGGCTGATGGTACTAGAACCGAGAACCCCGATCTGGAGGATCTCGTCTGCTTCGCTCTGCAGCAATCGAAGCTACCCACCTGGGTTAGCGTCGTCTATGGAGTGATGATCCTCACACGTTCGACCCAGACCGATCAAGCGCAGACCAATCTGCGCAGAACGATCGTCACGCTTCAAGTGGATCGGCTGCTGGACGCCCCAGCGGCACGTGAGAGGATCCGTAGATGACTACCACAGAAACCCCGGAGCAGCAGGTGGCTACCCCCCTAGCAAGCCAAGGCATCACCAAGGTCTACGCCGTGCAGCACGCACAGATCGCGGCCCTACTCACCGACACGGCCGGTGCAGCCGCCACCTTCGGCGAGTGGTTCGACGTCCCTGGCATCAAGTCGTTCGAGATCAGCGGCGACATGGAGACCAAGGAACTCCGTGGTGACAACCGGCTGATCGACTCGCAGTCGACCATCAAGAAGGTCACGGCGAAGTTCGAGCACGCGAAGCTCTCCCTGATGAACCTCCAGGTCATGCTCGGTGGCGCGGCTCCGGCCTCCGACACCCTGCCCTACGCGGGCATGGGGTGGCAGCTTCCGATCACCGCGTTCCCCCAGCCGTTCGGTATGCGGGTGGCTTCGGCGACCCAGGACGCGCCCGGTGGCGCGGTGCTGTTCAGCATGACTCGCTGCTCGCTGTCTAAGTTCCCCGAGATCGGCGCGGCCGAGGACGACTACAAGATCGTCAGCGCCGAGATCAACATCGTTCCGCCGGTCGGCACGAGTGACTGGTTGGGCATCACCATCGTGCCGACCTACACTCCGCCCGCTGCTTGGGCTCCCGACTCGTCCGCCTGATCGGACACGTGAGCTGGGTCGGAGCCCGACCCAACACGCCAGAGAGGGGAATACCCCCATGTCCGATCCCGGCCGACCTACTGCGGAGTTTGATTCCGCCGATCCCACGACTACCACCCCGACCGAGCACGGTTCGCCTACCACGTCGAACACGTCCGGCCAGTGGATCGCCGTGGGCGAGGAGAGATACGAACTCATCTACTCGATGCTCAGCCTGGAGAAAATCGAAAAGCAGTTCGGCTCTTTAGCCCAGATGCAGGACTCGATCACCGACGAGCGGGGCGAGGTCCGCATGGACCGCCCCATCATCGCGTTGCTGATCGATATCCTGCATGCTGGGCTTCTGCATGTTTTCCCGGACTCGCCCGAAGGTCGGCGCATGATCGCGTCGGGCATCGGCCCGCACCAGTTCGAAGACGTGATCAGCGCGTTCACTATCGCGTTTACCGACGCGTTCGGCGACATGGGATCCCGGGTGATGTCGGGGGAAGTTCTACGGCCCAATCGGGCCGACCGCCGAGCCGTAACAACGGTAAGCCTTCCCGCATCCCATGGGGCCAATGGTACTACCTCGCGACCGTCATCCTCCACCGGACGCAAAAAGAGTGGGAAGAAATGACCCCACGCCAGCTGCTCATCCTGTCGCGCGAGCACCGCATCGCCAGCGGACACCAGGCACGGTCACTCGACGAGCGAGCCGAGAGTCCGACCGAGGCAGGCACGGCGGCGTGGGCGATGGCACTCCAGACCAAGATCGCCCAGCAGGGCGGAAGGCCTAGGTAATAATGGCTTCGCTACCCGATCTCGTCGGTCGTCTCCGCTTGGACATGTCCGACCTGGACCGTGCTCGGGGTGAGGCATCGTCCCGAGGTGCGGCGATCGGTTCGGCATTGGGTAGCGCGGTCGGCTCCCTTGCGGGAGGCGCCCTGGCTGCTGCCGGGGCCAAGGTATCGGAGTTCGTCACCGGCTCGGTCGACGCGTTCGCTCGGCTGCAGGACTCCACCCAGGCCGCAAGCGTGGTGTTCGGCAATAGCTTCGGCACGGTGGAGAAGTTCGCCGCTGGAGCCGCTAGCTCGATCGGCATCAGCAAGTCCGCAGCGCTGGACGCGTCGATTACGTTCGGTACGTTCGGCAAGGCGGCTGGTCTGGCGGGCGAACCGCTGGCTGGCTTCTCAAACGACATGGTCAAGCTCGCGGGCGACATGGCGTCCTTCCGGGGTACCTCGCCCGAGGAGGCTATCCAGGCCATCGGCGCGGCGTTCCGTGGCGAACGGACCCGATCGAGAAGTACGGCGTCCTGATCAACCAGGCGACCGTTAAGCAGGAGGCTGAGCGGCTCGGGCTGATCAAGCACGGCGAGGAACTCACCAACCACGCTCGGATCATGGCGACCCAGTCGCTGATCTACAAGCAGACGGCCGACGCGCAGGGTGACTTCCAGCGCTCGGGCGACTCGGTGGCCAACACCCAGAAGCGGATCGCGGCCGAGACCGAGAATGCCCAGGCCCAGCTCGGGGAGAAGCTAGCCCCAGCCTACCTGGCCGTGCTGAACGTACTAAACCAGGTAATCACCGGGCTAACCGCATTCCTAACCGCGATGACGCCCGTGGTGCAAGCAGTTTGGGAGTGGCGCGACGCCATCGCGGCGGTCGGCGCAATCCTGCTCATCATGAGCGCGCGGATGATCGCGTTCAACGTGGCGGCGGCGGCCTACCTCGCGGTGCAGGGCGCGATCAGATTGGCAACCACCGCGTGGACGACGGTGCAGTGGCTGCTCAACGCGGCGCTCACGGCGAACCCTATTGGCCTGGTGGTAACCGCCATCGCCGCGCTGGTTGCGATCTTCGTGGTGGCCTACAACCACTCGGAGACCTTCCGCAATGCGGTGGATGGTCTGGGTCGGGCGTTCATGGTCCTGGTCCAGAACGCGATTCCCGCGATCACGGAGTGGGCGACCAAGGTCGGTACGTCGTTCATGCAAGCCGTGACCGATGTGACCAACTTCGTGACCCGGATCGGTGCGATGCCGGGCGAGGTGGCGGCCGCGATCGGCGGGTTCGCCGAGATGCTGTGGAACAACATCGTCGTGGCGGGCTGGCAACGGG